GATGGTAACATGAATACGTCGGCAGTATCCAACTTCGATCCAGTACTCATCTCTCTTGTACGCCGTGCAATGCCAAATCTCATCGCTTATGATGTAGCAGGTGTCCAGCCAATGTCTGGTCCTACTGGTCTTGCTTTCGCAATGAAGGCTAAATTCGGTGATGGTAATGCAATTACTGGTGCACCTTCTGGTGCTCAGCCTGAAGCTCTCTTCAACGAAGCTGACACAGACTTCTCTGGTACAGGTACACACGCTGGTGATTTGTTTGACTCTCCTGAAGCTGGTATCACAACTGGTACAGGTCTAGGCACAAACGGTGCTGAAACAGCTAACATTGGTGCAGAAATGGGCTTCTCTATCGAGAGAGCAAGTGTTACAGCTAAGACTCGTCAGTTGAAAGCTGAGTACACAATGGAACTTGCACAAGATCTCAAAGCAGTACACGGCCTTGACGCTGAGGCTGAATTGGCTAACATCTTGTCTGGTGAGATCCTTGCTGAAATCAATCGTGAAGTTATCCGCTCCATGGTTGTTACTGGTAAAGTTGGCGGAGTTGGTGCTACTGAAGCATTTGACTTGGTAGCCGATGCAGACGGCCGTTGGGCAGTCGAGAAGTTCCAGTCTCTTATCTTCCAAATCGAACAGGAAGCTAATCAGATTGCAATTGACACACGTCGTGGAAAAGGTAACTTTGTTATCGCTTCTTCTAACGTAGCTTCTGCTCTTGCAGCAAGTGGTAAACTTACCTTCGGCGGTTCTGAAGGTCTTAACGTAGATGCATCTGGTAACACATTTGCTGGTACTCTTAACGGACGCCTTAAGGTCTATGTAGATCCTTATGCTGGTACAGATTACGTAACAGTTGGTTATAAGGGCGACAGCGCTTATGATGCTGGTCTCTTCTACTGCCCATACGTACCACTCACAATGGTCCGTGCAGTTGGCGAAAATAGCTTCCAACCGAAGATTGCTTTCAAGACACGTTATGGTCTTATCGCTAATCCAATCATCGGTGCTGTCAGTGGTATCGGTGATGCTAAGTCTAATCCTTACTACCGTACATTCCGCGTTAAGAACATTAACGTTGGTTTACAAAGCTAAGTTAGATCTTAACTAACAACACATTTAAAGAGGAGTTCTTCGGGACTCCTCTTTTTTTGCGTTATAAATAGATATATGAGCGGAACAAACCTAACATCTAATATTAACATGCTTTCTCCTACAGGGTTTAAGCTTACAATCAATCGCGAAAAGTTTGCGAATACTGAATTTTTCATAACCAGTTTTGGTATACCTTCTGTCACTTCAGGTGAAGTTCAAACTAACTTTCGTAATCGAATTGGATATACCCCAGGCGAGGCAATCACATTTGATACACTGTCTTTAAGGTTTGCGATTGATGAAGATATGACAAACTACACAGAAATGTTCAGCTGGATGAAAGCAAACAGCGATACTACTGAACGGCACGATATGATATTGTCAGTCATGTCAAGTCACAACAACGTAAACAAGCAGTTTCAGTTTAAAGAATCGTTTCCTACGTCGTTAAGTGGTGTTGAATTCAATTCGCAATCGTCTGATGTTACATACTTACAAGCAGATGTTACTTTTAGATACAATGAATTTGCTATAATTAAATAACTATAAATAAATTTATATTATGATTAACTTGGAACAGATCCTAGAGATGTGGAAGAAGGATGCAGTCATTGATGATGTATGCCTTGACGATGAGACTATAAAGTCTTCTAAATTACATGCCAAATACCTTGAACTTTTTTCAATGGCTAAGCTTATGCTAAAGAAAAAGGAAATGGAACAAGAATCCATGAAAAAGGATAAGTGGCTTTATTATAATGGTAAGATGTCACAGCAAGATATGGACAACCGTAAATGGAAGTACGATCCATTCGATGGTATGACTAAACCTTTGAAGAGCGACATGGAAATGTATTATTGCACTGATGAAGATATGGTGCGCATTCGTGCACAAATCGATTATCAGAAAACAATTATTGATACTCTTGAAGAAATCATGGGTAATATCAGATGGAGACACACACACGTCAAGAACATTCTTGACTTTAAGAAGTTTACCTCTGGCATGTAATGATTAGCGCTAGTAAAAAGGACGAAGCAAAAGTAATACTGCGATCTGATGATAGTGGTGTACTAATGGAGCTTGGTGAATATTTTACGTTTTATGCAGAAGGCTATAAGTTTATGCCTGCTTATAGAAATAAGTTGTGGGACGGAAAGATTCGATTATACGATTCAAGATCACAGACTATTCCTTATGGTCTGATGAAGCGAGTAGCAGAATTTTGTTATGAGCGAGGATACGAGCTTAACGTAGATGGTTCTTTAAAACATGAGATTGATGAAAAAGATATATTAAAAGAGTTTATCGATAAACTACCTATTAGCATTAAAGGTAAAATGATCAATCCAAGAGATTATCAGTTAGATGCTTTTATACACGCTGCGCAAAGTAGCAGGTGTATTTTAATATCTCCTACAGGATCTGGTAAATCTCTTATCATTTATATGCTTATGAGATATTTTCTCGAAACTGATGTTGATTTTAAAGCGTTAGTTGTTGTACCTACTACATCGTTAGTAGAGCAAATGTATAAAGACTTTGCTGATTACTCAGGAGAAGACGATACGTTTGATGTAGAAGAAGATGTTCATAGAATTTATTCAGGGAAAGAAAAGCTTAATTTCGAACAATCTGTAGTAATTACTACATGGCAAAGTGCTATTCGTTTACCTCCGAATTGGTTTAAGCAATATGGCTTCGTTGTAGGTGACGAAGCACACACGTTTAAAGCTAAAAGCTTAACTACGATTATGAATCGTTTAACAGAAGCGCATACTCGCATCGGTACTACTGGCACGCTTGATGGTGCTGTTTCAAATCAAATGACACTTGAAGGAAACTTCGGTCCTGTACATAAGGTGACGACTACAAAGGAGCTTATTGACTCTGACACTTTAGCTCAACTTACAGTGCAGTGCTTAGTATTAAAATATCCTGATGAAGAACGCAAACTTTGTAAAGGATTAAAGTACCAAGACGAAATAGATCATATAGTAAGTCACGAAAAAAGAAATCGATTTATTGTTAATCTGACTGCAGATCAGCAAGGTAACTCTTTAGTATTGTATAATTTAGTTCAAAAGCACGGCAAGCCTTTATATAACATGTTTACAGAAAAACTAAAAGGAACTGGCCGTAAAGTGTTCTTTGTATCTGGTGCAGTAAACGCTGAAGAACGAGAAAGAATTCGCGAGATTACTGAAAAAGAAAAGAACGCTATTATTGTTGCGAGTGTAGGTACCTTTAGCACAGGTATAAATATAATTAATCTACACAATATAATGTTTGCTTCACCTACAAAATCACAAATAAGAGTTTTACAATCTATTGGAAGAGGACTACGAAAAACAGAAGATGGACAAGGAACAACCATTTACGATTTAGCAGACGATTTATCGTGGAAGAAGAAAAAGAACTACACATTAAATCATGCAATTGAACGAGTAAAAATTTACGCAAAAGAGAAGTTTAAATACAAAATACACGAGGTACCACTATGAGCTATAACCCATCAGATTCGCTAAAAGAATTTTTAAACAGCACACGTATAGTAAGTTATCGCTTAGTTGATGGATCGTACATTATTGCTGAAGAAGTTGACTCTGAAGAAGAAAACAATGTTATGTACATCGCATCACCACTCCAACTGATCCTCACTGAAAAAACACAAAAAAGCTTTTTGCGCCCTTGGATAAATTGCGATGAGGACGAATTAGTTACGATCGCCGGAGATAAGATCATAGGTTTATCTGAAACACCTTTCTCCCTTAAACTACACTATCACAGATATTTACTATTCCAAAGAATACAGAAAGTATTGAGTGATGATGAGCTAGAAGATGCATTAAAGGAAATGTTTAATCCTCAAGTTGATAATCAAGATTTCATGGATGATGAAGGAGAAGATTGGAAAACAGAACCAACTAATACTGCAAGTGAAGAAGACTTTGGTTTAAATCAACCTCTATCTGATTACCATACTGAATGGCGAAAGAAGTTTAGAGATAACAATTAAGAAGGCCCACCTTTTTTTGTTTGTACTTATTTATTATACCAATAGTTTAATCAGTTGTACACAACAAAATGATAAAAAGTGCATTTATTTTATGTACTAATAGTGAAACACATTATATAATAGATACTAAATTATGGAAAAGAACACTCCCAAGAAAAAGCTAAAACCTAGAGAAAAACCGCACTACGTAAACAACAAACAATTTTCTCAGTCCGTTGTAGATTACGTTACCTCAGTGAATGAAGCTCGTGAAAAGATGGTAGATGAGCCAAGGATCACCGAATACATTGGAACTTGTTTTTTAAAAATTGCTGAAGGCCTATCTCATAAACCAAACTTTGTAGGATACACATACCGAGAAGAGATGGTAATGGACGCCGTCGAAAACTCTATTAAGGCGATTATGAACTATGACGTTAAGAAAGCAACTCGTACTGGATTGCCTAATGCTTTTGCCTATTTTACGCAGATAACATATTTCGCCTTTTTACGTCGAATTGCAAAGGAGAAAAAGCAACAAGACATCAAAGAAAAATATATCGATCATGCAGGAGCTTCAGCCTTCATGGATATTGGCGATCATCCAGATCCAAATGGCATTGTAGATAGAGTGCGCTATAAATCTCAACAAATCCGCGAAAGAGATAACAAAATAAAAGAATACGGTAAAGAACTTAAAAAGAAACGCGCCAAAAAGAAAATCATTGGTGGATTAGATAAGTTTCTATAATAGATTATGCGAATAGCGATATTGAATGACACCCATGCTGGTGTCAAAAATGGCTCAGATATCTTTTTAGATTACTCGGCCAAATTTTATGATGAAATATTTTTTCCCTATCTTTTAGAGAATGGGATTAAACGTATTCTACACTTGGGTGATTATTTCGAACACCGTAAGTACGTTAACTACAAAGTTCTAGAACACAATTACAAACATTTTGTATCTAAGTTATACGAACATGATATGCAGATGGATATTATTCCTGGCAATCACGATGTATATTACAAGAATACGAATGAGTTAAATTCGATCCAAACGATATTAGCACAATATTCTGATCGTATTCATATACACATGGATCCAACAATTGTAAACTACGATGGTTTAGATGTAGCATTGCTACCGTGGATGTGTAAAGAAAACGAAGAAAAGTGTATTCAGTTTATTAATACAGCAGCGGCACCTATTCTTATGGGCCACTTAGAACTTGGTGGTTTTCAGTATATGGCAGGCGCTAATATTAAATCTCACGGTATGGATAAGAAAATGTTTGATAGATATGAATCTGTTTATTCTGGCCACTATCACACTAAGAGCACTCAAGAAAACATTACGTATCTTGGTACACAATATGAATTGACATGGTCTGATGCCGGAGAT